GAGGCTGGAAGTAAAGCTGATCCTCAACAGTGCCTCCGATAGTTAGCTGAGCCTTGTTGATTATGCAGCCGAGGTCAGTCCAGCGGAAAGAGCTCTCTCCAAGTAGGTCATCGCCTCCGAGTAGGGAAACACCGATTGTAAAGACTCCGCCATAACCCAGGACATCAGTTCCGCCCAGTTTGCTAACACCGATAACAAACAGATTCTCTCCACCGCCAGCAATAAAGAACTCGACTTTGAGGTCAGTCGCTATGTCAAAGTTGCTAATTGTTGGCACTACTGGATCCTTAGAGCTGAGCCTTGAGACTTGAGCTTGTCGTTTAGAGCCTTTGCGACATCATCGGCATTGACTTGTGCTCTGTTTATGTTGACATTGACATTCGTTGTTCCGGAGGTAGTCGTTGACTTTGTGCCTATTCCGTAACGCTGATTGAAAGCTGCCTCGCCAGAAGTAAAGCCAGAGAAACTAGATCCGCTCACGCTGGAGTTGAAAGATGCCTGTGCTCGAGCTGCCTGTTCAATCTGTCCGGTTAGGGTTAGGTAAGCTGCTGCCAAGAATCCAACTACTGCTGCTGCTGCCAAGAATTGAGGGGCTGATAGAGCTAGGGTAAAGGCTGCCTGAGCTAGGGTTGCCAGCTTGATTGCTGTTGTTAGTCCTCCAAGGACTATGACTGTTGCAGTTATGAGCTCTTTGTATTTCATAACTTGGTCAATTACTAGCTTGAAGTTTTCAATCATGTCGATAATTGTGTCGACAATAGCTCGAATCTGCTCTTGCCCTCCAGGGCTTGCTAGCCAAGCTGAGAATTGCTCGAGGTAAGGCAGCAAAGCCATGCCAATTTCCTCTTGAAGCTCGCCAAAAATAATCTGCATCCTGGCGTAAGGGTCAGTGTTTGCAGCAGCCTCAGCAGCACCGGCAAAGGTCTCTGCTAGGGCTTTCATTGGATCGTCAGCACCCTTGATAGAGGGCACGAGCCTAAACAAAGCGGTTTCATTACCGGCTAGGGCTCGAGACATGGCTTGGACTACAGCGTCAAGATTCTTGCCAGTTCCAGCTGCAACATCAGTGGCAACTGTCATCAGCTTCATCGCCTCGTCAGTGTCTTTGGTTGCGATGGCTAATTTGGCAAAAGCTGGTCTGAGGCTGTCATCGGTTATGGAAGTCGCTAACTGTGTTTTGCTTATGTATTGCTCGACTGCATCGACTTGCTGTTCTGTGGCGTTTAGGTTTTGCTTTAGAGCCTCGGTCAATAGGACTTTGGACTTCTGATCCTCGATGGCAGCTTTGGTTGATTCCTTGAACTGGTCAATCAGAAAGTTTAGGGAGAAGCCGACTCCAATAGCACCAAGGGCTGTGTTGATGCCTTTGCTAATTTTCTTGGCTTGGTCATCGAGAGAGCCAAGAGACTTCTCAGAGCCCTTAGTTGCCTCGGTTAGTTTCTTGAACTCTCCGAGGATTTCAACATTGAGAACTAAGCTCATGGGTTTCGCTCCTCTAGCACCTTAATAAAAGCCTTGTATTCTGCCATGCTTAGGGCTTTGACCTCTGAGGGCTGCAGACCGGTAGCTAGACAGAAGCGTGCCAGTCTTAGGGCACTAAGCTCTATTGTTCTTTTTTTGATTCATCCCCAGCCAGGTAGCTTAGGGCTTCCGCTTGAGTCACCTTTTCAGTTTCCTCAAACTTATAGTCTGGATTTTCACGCCTTTTGCTAATCCAATAAAGCACCCTGATAGCTCTGCCTTTTGGCTTGCCATCAGCAAAGGCTTGGTCGATTGAGTTGTTTAGCATGAGCTCGACCTGCTCAATTTCACCCAGGGTTAGTTCTTCAAACTTAATCATTTAGCTTTCCTGCTTTCCTCCGCAATTAGTTTTGCCATGTTGTTCATGTATTTTTCATACACTTCATCACGAGTCAATCCTAGTGCTTTGACAAAGAAAGGCTGAGGTTTGATGTTTCGCTTGAACCATCCCCAGTGAATTGGGTTGGCATAGGGCACTCCGGACTTGGATGTCCGGTTGTTTCCTGCCTGGATTTGAACCCTGCCTCGAGCGTTAGCTGTAAGCCTGATTGAATCCCTTAGTTTGCCTGAGCGGACTGGCACAATTCGCTGAGCCTCACCAATAACTGCATCCGCTGATTGCTTACCGGCATCCTTGATTGCATCATTTGGGACACCGATCTCTCTCAGGGCTTTAGTTATCTCTTTGAGGTTGACAACCTTTATGCCAGTCTGCTCAGCCATGATTAGGCAGTGAGAATCTCCACGCCATACCAGATGTCGTTAGCTGGATCGTGAGGAGTGTTCACAACTGTCAGAGACACAGTGAAAGTTGAGGTCTCGTTGCTGTTCAAAGTCAGCGGAGGTAGAGCGTCAAACTTTACAGTTCCGGTGTAAAGAGGCTCGTTTGAAGTTGCACCGCTGTTGCCGTTTGGAGCAATAGTGAATCCTGCAGTAGTTCCGAAGTTCGCCCAAAGAACTCTGTAGAGGCTAGTTGCATCGCCAGAGGTGATTCCAGTTAGGTTTAGAACCCACTCTTTGCCGACAGTCTGCTCGCAGAAAGTCTGGACATCACCAGGAGCATCCTGAGCGACTAGCTCAACACTTGTAGCGTCACAGGCATACTCGACAGCACCGATTTCAAAAATGATGTCTGTTGCCTTGATTCTTGTTGAAGTTGCCATTTGTTTTCTTTCTAAATAGTGATTTCCAGCTCTACGCTGATGTTGGCAGCAAGATAACTGGCGTTGTTGGTCTGCATTTCATAAGGCTCGTTGACCTGTAGAACTCTGGCGTAACGAGGCATAGCTTTGAGAGCTGCCTCGATAGCTTCATCGAGCTTTTCTGTCGCTTGCTTGTTTGTAGCAGTTGCAGCGATTAGAACTAGCTCAAGATTGAGGTAATACTCGTTGCCTAGAGTGCTTGGAGTTAGATAGGGAGTTCTGCTGTTAATAATCACGATTGGAGGCACAATCCGCTCTGGAACATAGTCCAGAACTGTTAGCCCAGCGTCTTCGAGGTCGAGTTTGAACTCAGCCTTTGAGACTGTGATTTCGTTTGTCATACTCCATACCCAACAAAAGGCAGAAGCAGTGGGTAGGCAGCAGTCATAGGGTCTTTACCCATCCGAACTGGCTGCCCATCCATGCTTGCGAATTGAGCGATGCCGTTAGGGGCTGAACGGCGGTGAAATAGCTCACTAGCAACTATCAGGGTTGCTTGCTCAACTATGCTGCTTGGCACATTTTGAGCCGTTCCAACATAGTTTTCAACTAGCTTTTCGCCAGAGGTCAAGCACCCGGTAATAAAGTCACCAGTTTCTTCAGTGCCAATGTAAGCCTGAAGATCTGCTAAAGTCACCGCCATCTAGACTCCTAAATTATGGGGTTACGTCCAGCTTGACAATAGCTCCAACTCGAGGAGTTGCTACTGCCATGTAGCCGTAGACCGAGATGTCATCAGTCAAAGTAGTGATGTCACCAGAGGTCAGGCGAACTGGAGCACCTGCAGACTCCCAGCTGATAACAGCAGCGGAGTTGGCTAGGTAGGTGTTGTCACCGGTTAGGTATGGGTCAACGATAACTGGCAAACCGAATAGTGATCCAGATAGACCTGGGATGTTAGTAGTTCCAATGGTGTTCATACCATCGCCGTTGTTGCTGAAAGCCATACGACCATCAGAAGCAGCAGTCTTAGCGAGCTTGACATAGCCAGCGGTGCTAGTCAGGATGAACTGTGGACGTAGACCAGTGTTAGCAAAGATGTAAGCAGAACCTCCTGCAATACCCTCAGCTAGAGAGCTAGGAGTTCCACCATCACAGTCAAAAGTCTTGCCGGTGTAGCTAAGACCCTGAACAATGTCAGCGACAACCTTGTTGGTTGCGTTAGCGTAAGCGATTGAAAGACCCTGGAATACCTGGTTTAGAGTGTCAACCTGAGCACGCTCAACATACTGGCGTGAGAAGCTGGTGTATCCACCATAAGTCTTAACGTCAGCGGAGACGATTTCAAAGGTCAAGTTTCCAAAGTCAAGAGCGGTGTTCTCAGTCGACTGCTCGCCAACAGCAAGAGTGTTGCTGTCAATCTTTGCATACTCAACCGATAGACCTGCAGCTGGCAGTGATCCACGAGAGAACGCTGAAAGAGTTGGGCGGTTGGTGTCGATAAGGGTCTGGATGTAGCCAACGAAAGGAGGCACGATAGCTGCATCAGCAGAAGTTGAAGCTGTGCGGACTAGAGCTTTTGCATCCTCGTCACCCTTGATAAGAGCCTTTGCAAGCTCGCCTTGTGAGCGAATCTCTGCACCGACTACTGCTGGAGTTGCTGGAGTTAGCCCTGCCTCAACGACTCGGCGCAATTCTGCAACCTCGTCCTGCACAGAGCGAACTTCAAGTTCCATGTTTTCAGACATAGATTTTCTTTCTTGTTCGTGAGATTGAGCTTCAAGTTCAGGTTGAACCTGCTCGCTTCTAACCTCGGTTATGTTTGCTCCTGCAAAAGCAGGGATCGCAACAACGCTGACCTCTCTTAGGTCTACTTTCTTGCGAATAATCACTGAGCCATCACGCTCAGACTCCACCGGGAAGAACCCGACAGAAAACTTGTTTAGAACTCCGTCACGCATAAGTGTCAGGACTTCATCGCCCTTTGGAGTCTCGGAGACTTTTGCTCGAATCTCAAAGCCAGCCTCGGTGTCTTTGCCCTCGAGGACTTTGCCGATTGGATCTTCATGTCCGTAAAACAGCTTGACATCCTCGACAGACTCGATTGCCCCAGCCTCAAAGCGTTCTTTCACCCCTCCGCCGAGGTCAGCTTCCTCGCCGTAAGGCACTGCCAAGCCGATGATTGTTCTTTCTTCGACATCAGCTCGAGCCTCAAAGTGTCTAATTTCCATTTCAGGCATTTAGCCCCTCTTTCTCTCTAACTTCTTCGACAGTCAAGAAGCCAGCCCTTAGACCTGTCTCGTAGTAAGCGTATCTAGTTGTAATGTCAGCCCTAAATAGGTGCTGCCAGTCAAACTCAACTCGAGTCCCTCTTGGCAAGCAGTTGCTAAGTGCATCGCTGATTGCGTCAGTGTATGCAGCAAGAGTAGTTCTGTAGAATTGGCTTGCCTCATCTTGGAGGTTGCTGTAAGTATCGCTTCCACCTGGGACAGTCGTAATCAACATACGAGCTGGGACACCGAAAAGTCGAGCGATTGAAACAGTGTTTTGCTCAACTATGTCAGTGAACAAAGCTTCTCGAGGAGATAAAGCAACCTGCTGGTAATCAAAGCCGTTTCCTAATACCGCTATCTGGCGGTTCTGTTGCTTGTTGTGCCAGTTGGCTGTTACTGCCTCAGCTTGCTCGGCGTTGAGCGACTGAGAAGTTTTGAGCACTCCGGTTGGGACTCCAGCGGAGGTGAACCAGTTCTTTGCGTAGTCTCGGAGATCGAGTGCTGCAGAAACATCCGCTTTGGCTGCTTCGATTGGAGCGATGCCTCGGAGATTGCCAGTCTTGCTAAAGAGCTTTAGGTGTTCAATCTCGTTGCTGGTGTAAGTCTTGCCCAGATAGTCAAAGACAATTCCCTTAGTAATGTCCATCTGGTCTTTATAGCGAACTGCAACTGCTGATGCTGGGAGCAGAGTCAGATTGTTGACATTTCCGCTAGATCCGTAATTCTTGAGCCAGAAAGCGTTGCCCTCTAAAGCCAGGCTAACGACAGTCTGAAAGATAAAGTCTCGGCGGTTTGTGTTTATGTCTGGCTTGTTCACCAAAGCTGGGTTGTCGATTCTTAGCTCGACTCCAGTTGCAAAGCGGTAAGTGTTGATTGGCATTTTGCTAATCGGAGTTGCGATGATTTGAACTGCACGATAGACAGCAGTCAAAGTTAGAGCTGATTCAGGCGTGACGATTGCAGCTTGTCTGCTTGGGATAACAGGCTGCTTGGCTCTGGTCTCTGTCTGTGGAGAGAATAGGCGTTGCCAAAGTGAAGCCATAGGGTTTAGATCCTAATTACTCGAGTGCTAACTAGAATACACCAATAGTCGTGTTTTCCGCTCGTGTCGAAACATAAAGAGCCATGACTGTTGCCATAAGAGCGTCAATTTCACCAGTGGATTCTTTGCGACTAATCAGCCAAGTCTCGCCCGAGTATTTAGCAACGCCGTTAGGTGATTGAGCGATGAGCAGTGGGTCGTTGTTGTGCTTGCCTTTGCCGGTGCTCAGCAAAGCAAAGACAACTGAACAGGCTGCCGAGATTTCCTTAGTCCAAAGCTGGTAGGTCGGGATGCCAGCCATCTTGAGTCTTTTGCCTAGTCCAGGCAAAGCTCGATCATCGAGAGCGATTGCCCTGGGAGCGTAGGTCTCATAAAGATTGACCAAGCGGTTGAACAGCTGCACTTCATTGGTATTGACAAAGGTTTGGACTAGCTCGGAATAGTGGACATCCTCGAGGTTGTTGGCATAGGCGATTGTGGCGTGCTCCCAGTTCTTAGTTATGTCAACTGCAAAGACTCCGCCCTGCTGAGGAGCTTGAGACTTCTCTCCGGCTTTTCTAAAGACATCGCCGGGAATCCAAGACTGCACTGTTCCGCTAATGAACTGATTTAGGCGGTAGCGTCTGGCTTCATGCTCGGGCAAAGTTTTCATGTCGCTCAGGACTTCGCTGATTGGGATTCGACCTGCAGCGATTGAGGGGTTGGCTTGCTTTAAGGCTTCGACATCATCGACCTTTGCATGCTGAGGAGCTTCCCAAACAAAGAATCCGAACCGCTCAAGCTCTGGGTCTCCGGCTACTGCCTTTGCTCCGGTTTTGTAGAGATCTATTAGCGTCTCGGAGTTCTGGTCTCCAGCGGTAGTGATTCCAATCACCATGCCATCACGCCTCTGGGCTGTTCCTAAAACTGCAGCTCCCCACATGCCTTGTTTGGCTAGGTGCAGCTCATCGAATAGACAAAGGCTGATTGGGATTCCCTGCAGTGCTCCCTCTTTGGCTGGTTTGACATCGTAGCGACCTGAGCCATCGGCAGTCACGATTCCTCGAGACTCGGAGGCTTTCTTGAATCGCTTGTTCAGGTGAGGGTTATTCTGAATCACAAACAGAACTCGGTTGTAGATAATTCGAGCCTGGTCTATAGAGCTGGCGAGAGAAAGAACCTGAGCTCCAGACTTTTGGTGCATCAGTAGTCCATAGACTCCCAAGATTCCGCCCAGGAGTGACTTTCCGTTCTGTCTGCCCATCGAGATAACAACTTGACGATAGCGGAGCTGTCCAGCAAGCTCATGTCCGTCAGGGTAACGCTCGAGAACATGATCGAGCAGCCACTTCTGCCACTCGTCCAATTCGATGCCCTCGGGATTCTCCGGAGACTTCCAAGCGACTCGAACTAGCTCGGCTACTCTCTCCCCATCGGTGGGGAAGTTGTCAGAAAGCGGAGCGGTGTATCTAGTCGGAAGCTGGAGCATTACCTAGTCAGAAGCTCAGCGATTGGGTCAAAGTCTTGCTGAGAAGCGGCTAGCTGTCTCTGGATCTCGAGAACTGTCTTGCGTAGCTCGGCAGCAGTGCTGGTGTGAGGGTTGAGGTCGAACTCATGAGCCAGCTTGAGGGAAAGCCCTGCAAGCACTTGCAATTCAAGACTAAGCTCGACTGTTTCCAACCAGTTCTTGATTGTTTCCTCAAGCTTCATCGCCAACCTCCGAATAATCTGAACCATTTGTGAAAAAGAGAGTGCTTGCGCG